CGCAGCATCAGAAACCTACGCAACTCTTGCCAGCCTTGTTGGCACACAGTTCAACGTCATTGTCTCGCCATCGGCACCAACGACTCCAGGTACCTACTCGGCAACTAACCCCGGCTTCACGTTGACCGGTGCCTACCTTGCATCGTTGCCAGTAATCAATGCGACGATGGGAGAATTGAGCACGATCGACATTACCATTCAGGGTGGATCGTACTCAGTCGACGTGTCCTGATCTAACAACTAGGGAGAAACAACATGAAACTCACACTCCGTGTGGACTTCACCGATGGCGCACAAGCGACCGTCACCACGAACCTCTGGGTAATCACCCAGTGGGAACGCAAGTACAAGTCCAAGATCACACAGATGGCCACCGGCATCGGAGCCGAGGACCTCGCCTTTCTTGCTTATGAAGCATGCAAGGTTCAAAACGTCGTCGTAGACGAGCACTTCGACTCTTTCATTAAGAAGGTGGACAAGGTTGAAGTGCTCGACTCGGAAACCGAAAACCCTACCCAAGGGGAACCCAGCGCCGACGCCTAGCAGAGCTGCTAGTAGCGACGGGCTGGTGGCCCCCAGCCATTGACTTCGACACCAACGATCTAGCGACCGTTGTCAAAGTCCTAAACGAAAGCCGCAAGCAATGACAGTCGAGATGCACTACGAGGTCCACGGACTCAAGCAGGCACTCTCTGAACTGTCCCGCGTGGACCGCCGTTTGCGTTTACAAATCACCAAAGACTTTAAGCAGCTGACCAATCCGCTGGTGGCTGACATCCGCAGCGAAATTCCAAGGGAGCCGCCTATCTCCGGTATGGGTCGCAAGTGGGTAACTCAAAGTGGCTACCAATTGTTCCCATGGAATGGGTCTGCAGCTATGACCATGGTCAAGCAAGCGGTTAGCGCAAAGAAGCCCAAGGAGTTTGCCGGCATCGTCCGCAACCTTGCGGTCTTTTCGGTCAAGTGGCAGGGCATGGCTAACACCGTCTACGACATGGCTGGCCGTCGCAATCGGAACGTGCTCGGTGATCGTCTTGCAGAAAAGCACGGCAAGCCTTCACGCATTATGTACCCAGCGTTTGAGCGCCACGAGGGCGAGATCCAGCAGGGCATGCTTGACATCGTGGAGAAGGTTGGCAACGCCGTAAACCGCAATCTAAAGGTGACCCCTAAATGAGCATCATTCTCAGCATCGTCGCAGACGCCAACCTCAAAGGCATCAAGAGTGCCATTAAAGAATTTGAGAGCCTTAAGACCAACGGAGAAAAGGCGTCGTTCGCAATCCGTAAGGCAGCGCTTCCAGCTGCTGCTGCCGTAGCGGGTCTTGCCGCTGCTGGTCTGTCTGCTGCCAAGGCTGCCGCAGATGAAGAACTTGCCATGAAGAAACTGGCAACGCAGATCCGCAACAGCACCACAGCCACAGACGCTCAAATTTCTGCCAATGAGGATTTTGTAGCGCAACTCCAGTACACCGCGGCCGTGTCGGACGACGAACTTCGTCCGGCCTTGTCGACTTTGGTGACAGCCACTAAGGACGTCAGCCATGCACAGCGTTTACTGCAAACAGCGTTAAACGTGTCCGCAGCAACTGGTCAAGATTTAGGGTCTGTTTCTGAGGCGCTCTCGCGTGGGTTCTCAGGCAACATGCGATCTCTTGCAGCCTTGTCCCCAGAGCTCAAGACCGCAATTAAGAATGGCGCTGACTTCTCTGACGTGCTCAAGATTCTTGAAAGCAACTTTGGGGGCGCATCTGACGCAGCTGCCAATACCGCAGCCGGTGGACTCAAGAAAATGCAGATTGCCCTTGACGACGCTCAAGAAACAATTGGCTTGGCACTGGTGCCTTACCTTGCCGAGTTTGCAAAAGGTCTGCAATCAGCAGCAAAGTTTGTAAGAGAAAACACCCCGTTAGTGATTGGCTTTGCAATTGGCGTAGGCGGTCTTGCTACGGCTCTTTTGGCAGCCAAGGCCGCAATGGTTGTTTACAACACAATCGCCGCCATCACCACGGCAGCAAACACAGCTCTTGCTATTTCGGGTTTCGCCGTTCAGATTGCCACGGGTGTCGGTATTGCCACAGCCATCGCTGGCGCTGCCGCACTTGTCGGTCTTACCGTTATGGTCAGAAACGCCACTAAAGCTCAAGGCGATTATGCCAATGCCACAAACAAGGCAGCAGAAGAAACTGGCTACCTAAAGGTCCAGATTGACAAGGCTCGAGAAGCAGGAGATAGGGCGCGTCAGGCTGAAGCTGCCGGTATTGCTGCCGCCGAAAAAGCCAAGGCCGCATCAGACAAGGCAAGACAAGCCGCTAAGAGTTTGTTTGAAGCCACCAAGAAGGCAATTGAGGGGGCTAAGCAATCTCTCCGCGATTACGCCAATGGACTCGCTGACGCAGTGCGTGGCTGGATCTCTTTAAGCTCTGCGGTCTCTGGAGCTACTGACTCTGAAAGCAAATACCAAGACGCTCTTAAAGAACGCGTCGACGCCTATGCAGAACTAAACAAACTTCAAAAGGATGGTGTTTACACTCAAGAGCAAATGGCAGACGCCACCGAGCGTGTAGCCAAAGCTGAAGCAGGAGTTAACACTGCACAGTCTCAGCGCAAGACCTACTCACAGGCATTTGCTGAGCAGATTGCAGCTGCCAAGAAATTTGGGGGACAACTCCAGCAACTTATCCAAGCTGGTCTTGGCAGGTCTGGTCTCGCACAGCTGATGAACCTTGGCCCTGTTGCTGGTTCTCAAGTAGCCGCCGATCTTCTAGCAGGCACTGGCGGGATGACCGTTGCATCTTTAAACGCCGACCTTGGCGCTATTGACATGGCAGGAGCTGCTCTTGGAGAGTCAGCAATTGCAGGAGACATGGCTTTGTTGAATCAAGCCTCAGCCGGTCGTACTGGAAACAATGTTTATGTGACGGTGACCAGTGCGGACCCCAATGCTGTCGTCGCCGCATTGCGTACTTACATGCGTCAAAATGGCTCGGTACCTATCAAGGTAAGCAACATTTACTAATGATTAACGAATACCGCGCTTACTACTCAACGACGATAGATGGCACGTACACCCAGTTATCAAATTTGGTTGAGTTTTCAATTAACGTCGGCAGACGGCATCAACTTGACCAGTACGGCTCAGCAACAGCGACGCTGACTTTTAGGTATCCCACAGGCTTTGCTTCTCCTATTACTCAATTGGTCGCAGGGACTTTTATCAGAATTACTGGCACCGAAAATTTCCCTAAGAATTTCTCAGGCCGTATCAGCAACGTATCCGTCCAATACGGCATGCCTTATTCAGGGGGTGTCGGAAACGCTGACTACTTGTTGATTGAGTGTGAATCGTGGTTTGCAAGTCTTGGCCGTATGGAAGGCAACGATTACGCGATGCCAGCCGGCACTGTTTTAAGTCAAGTTTTAAACGCATTTACTCCGACTGGTGTGTCCATGACTGCTTCTGCTTTTTCATCAGAAATGGCAGCCAGCACGATAAGCAGCACGTGGGGGGATTGGCTTAATAGAACCGCAATGTCAATGAACGGACGCATTATTGACGCAGCTCAGAACGGTCAAATAAAGGTTGTCTCTCCCTTTGATTTGTATCAATCTCCAACTGTGTTTACGGACGAAGGTCCAGGGGATTCCAAACAGGTTTATAATCAAATTGAATTTCAAAGCATTGCCGACAATTTTTACACCCAAGTAACAGTTGATCCGGAAAGTTTCCCAGCTGCCACTGTTACCAAAGCAGGCGCAACCACCCCCTACCGAACTTACGAAACCAACACTTTTAACAGCAGCACAGCGCAAGCAACCGATTTGGCAAACTATTTGCTTAACAATTACGGGACGAGCAAGCTAGCAATTAGTAGCATTTCTGCTTCTCAGCGTTCTCAAGGCAATTATTTTTTGCTTGATCAAATTGGCATAGCTTTGGGAGAAGGTGGTGTTTACGCATGTGTTGGCACTCAAATTTCTATTGAGTTCAGAGGCTCGACTTATGTTTGTGTCATTGAGGGTTGCACTGTCTCTGGTACACCTGAGGACACGATTTACACGTTCCATCTTTCGGGTGCTGATCTGAATGCTTATCTCATTTTGGATAATGCGACATTTGGCAAACTTAATGAAAACAAATTGGGCTATTAGGAGGCTTTATGACTTTTCCATCTTTTTCCGTAGGCGAGGTTTTACGCGCTCAGGACATGAACGCTGTCGGCTTGTGGCTAGTTGGGGGTGGTTCTTTTTCTGGCGCATCGTCATTTGACATGACAGGTATTTCGTCGGATTACATTTACTACAAAGCGGTCATGTCAATGACCTCAAACACCACAGCAGGACTGCAGGCAGTGCTTTACAACGGGGCGACAGCCCGAAATAGCTTGTATTACGCAGGCGTGGGCTACGCGGATTACGTCAACTCAGTCGGCGGTGCTAACTCATCAAACAGCACCACATTTTTTTGGGCTGGACAAGCAACAAGCGCCTACCGCGCTCAAACCGTCATTGAGTTCCGTAGGAAAGCAAGCGAGCAATTTACCTTTACCTTGCAAGCTTTTGAAGCAAACACCTTTAGGGCTATTCACAGCGCAGGTTTTAGAAACGCCACAGACGCTTTTGACCGCATCAGAATCACTCCAAGCGGAGGAGCCACAGCCACAGGCGAATGGCGCTTATACGGATACCGGGAGCCATAATGAAAAAACCTGAAATAGCAACCATCCTTGAAGACGGCTCATACGGCCAGCGAGAGATGACAGATGAGGAGATTGCAGAGTATGAAGCGTTTATTGCTGACAACCCTGCTCTGCCTGACGCTGAGTAACTGCGGTTACGACGGTTCATACCGGTACCCCTGCCAAGACCCAGCCAACTGGGAGACCGCAAACTGCAAGCCACCGATCTGCACAGCCTCTGACACCTGCACTACAGACATGCTTCCTAAGGAAATAAACAATGCCTCCATCAGTACGTCAGCACCCTGAAAAGCGCCACACGCCCGAGGAAATCCACGCACGGCTGATCTTCATCATCGGCATCACACTGGCCGTGGTGTTTGCAGCGTCTGTGCTTTCGATGCTGTACGCGCTCATCTTTATTACCCAGCCCCTAACCTCCCAATCCCCCAATGACGCCGCATTCATAGATCTTGTGTCGACGCTCTGCGTATTTATGACAGGCAGTTTGGCGGGGGTCTTAAGTGCAAATGGTTTGAAGAGCCGTCCAAAGGAGCCAACCAATGCCCCGTAAGTATTTGTATTTTCCCGCATACGACGGAAAGAAAGCGTCGCCAGTTGTCGAGCGTCTTATCTCGTTAATGGGCCGGCGATGGGGCTTTACCAATCTTGGTATCTATGCAAATCGTCCCGTCCGAAACCCTCAAGCCAAGGGCGCACTTTCGACGCATGCGACGGGCTGGGCGGTTGACTGTGGTTACAAGAAGGCTGACCGCGCTAAGGCTGAGCAGGCTTGGGAATGGCTTATCAAGTATTCAGAGGAGCTGCGACTTTCAGAGCTGCATGACTACGCGTTCGGTAAGTACGGCCGTGGGTACAGGTGCTCTCGAGGCGCTGGACCTAAAGGGGTAAAACTTTTTACCAAAGATGACAACGCTGGATCTATTGGAGGTCTCTGGTTACACGCAGAGATTGACAACACGTGGGAAAAAGAACACGGCGCAGGTGCTGCGGACGCGTTTGAGGCTGCATGGAGAGCGCTACCTAAGCCATAGGACTCTTGCCGGCGACGGGACATTGCCAGCGAGATTAGGGGGTGGGGTCGATGTTTCTCCCCGATCCTGCCCCCGCCCCCTCGGGGTGCTTGACATGTGTTTACACGCTCGCTACTGTGTTTACACACGGGGTGCCCGCCCCACACACAAG